GGAACTGCTGAAGATGGCGTTCAGGCAAGCAGGCAAGACCGCTATCTTTGACGAATCAACAGGGGAGCAGGTTCCAGTATGTTCAGCCAAGGCCACCAAGCCGTCCATAGCCGTATCTTTCCGATGAGCAAGCCAAGAAAAATGCCAAGCAAGGCTCTTATTTGGAGCCATTGGCACGGAGAACTCATAAACAAATACAACAAATACTGGCTTCAAGGGTTGTTTATTGGAGGCAACAGGAGTGATAACAACTACGTTTGTTTTGCTTGTGGTGCTATTGCACAACTTCAACGTGCGCATATATTAGCCGACAATCTTGGAGGTTCCAGCGAGGTTGACAACCTTCATCTTTTATGCAAGCCGTGCCATGTTGAAAGCGAATTTTTGAGCGGTGATTTGTACTTTAAGTGGTTTAGCAAGAAAACCATTGGTGATTCTGCCCATTGGAAAGGTATGGATTCTAAGATGGTTTTGCTTTATGAATCAATTAGAGAGTGCAAAGAAGAAGTGGACTTCCCGGAACAGGTCAACTTTTTAAAGGCAAAACTTGGTGCAAAGCAATGGGAAGATTTCTGCATCGCTTGCTTTTGGGGAATCATTAAAATAGATGATTTTAAGACCTATTTGAATCCACAATACGCAAAACAGGTTGTTAGTCATTATACAGAAAACTACCGAAATCAAGCCAAATGAAGCAAGTCATCAACACCATTAAGGCTTTGCGGTTATTGTCGCAGAAGCCTCTCAGAGCCTCTCAGTTGCAAGATATCCTTGGAACGAGCAAAGGGGCCACCTACCGAATCATAAGGGATTTACGGGCCTCAGGAGAGGTCGTAGAGAAAACCCTTTGCACGTATTCAATCAAAACCAAAAATCAAGAACCATGAAAGACGGACAAACAATCGGCCAATGGCTGAACTGGAATTTTAAGACCAACGGGGACATTCACATTACAAATAAAAATGGTAATGTTGTCTATAAGGAGTATTTAGATAAATCTTGGAGCAGGCGTGAATTTGATTCGCAAGGCAAAGTCATCTACCTTGAAAATTCAAGTGGTGCAATTATTGACAACCGCACCCCCGAAGTCATCGAACACAACGGACGCAAATACCAATTAATATCCTAACCATGCCCAAAGCCAAAGGAAAAGAAATCCAACGAAGAGTCGCTACCATCTATGCCGTGTCATACCTCGCGCAACGGCCATACAGGGCCTCACAACTCGCCCAAGTGCTTGGGGTGAACATCCGTACCACCTACCGCATTCTAAGCGATTTACGGGCCTCAAATTGGCTCATCGAAGATAACTGCTATTACTCAATCCAACCCAACCAAATTCAAAACCCCCAACCATGAGTTACACCCCCCAACCCAACACCTTCACCCTGTTCGTCAACGACAAAGGCGACAACCCGAAACGCCCTGACTACAGGGGCGATGCGGTTCTCCCCAGTGGCATGAAGATGAAACTTTCATGCTGGCTCAAAGAATCAGCCAACGGAAAGAAGTTCCTATCAGGTAAAATGGAGCCGATGCAAGAGCAAGAAAATTCACAAAAACAAGGCTCGGACCTGCCTTTTTAGTGTAAATTTGCAGGCATACTACATTTACAATTAAACGCATCCGCTTGAATTCCGGCCAAGCAGGTGTTAGATAAAGGGTTCCTCCACTTAACCCTGCCCTCAACTGCCGGAATCAGTTGGGGGCTTTTTTTTTACCATGGAAAATAGTTGGTACAAACACTCCCCAAGCGATTGGCTCGCAGGTCGAATCAGTCGCAAATCCTTTGAAGTCCAAGGGGCCTTCATCCACATTTGTCAACTCTACTGGGTCAAGCACGGGCAGTTTACCGCCCATCAAGCAAGCCTTGAGATAGGCAAAGACCTCCTTCAAAAACTGATTGAGTCCGAAATAATCAAGACCGAAGGCGACGAAATCCGTATTGAGTTCCTTGATTTGCAGATGGAGGACCTTAACAGGTTAAGCGAAAGAAGGAGGGAGGCAGGCCGTAAAGGAGGCGAAGTAAAGTGCCAAGCAAGTGCTAAGCAAACCGAAGCAAGTGCTAAGCAAAACCAAGCAAGTGCTAAGCAAACGGAAGCAGATAAGATAAGATTAGATAAGATAAGAGAAGAAGAGATAACAAACAAAGAAGAGATAAAGAACACTTGTGCAATCTTTGACCAATTTTGGGCTATCTATCCACGCAAGACCGGGAAGCAGGCAGCGTCAAAGTCCTTTGCAAAGTTGTCTAATGCAGACCAACAGGAAGCCATCAACAACATCGCAAGGCTTTACTCTCAAACACCCGTGCAGTTTGTCCCTCATGCAGCCACCTACCTCAACGGCAAACGCTGGGAGGACCAAGCCATCCAACGAACACCTAACTTCGCCTACTCAAACCTAACCTCCGATGATGAACCCCTACCAGTTGTCCGCTGAACGCAAACTGCTCGGCTGCCTCATGGACAAGTTCGTGAACCGAACCGTCCTCCTAACCCAAATCCCGGAACGCCTGTTCACGGGCAACAACGTCCTCCTGTACCGGGCTATTGAATCCCTCCACAAAGCAGAGCGAGAGGTCGATGTCGTAACCGTTTACAAGTACCTCGCAGACCAAGGCCAAGCCCATGTCCTGCTCGAAGGCATCGACCCCGAAGCAGGGCTTGTCAGCAACTGGAAGACCTACGCCTCCGACCTTCACGACCTTTGGAAGGAACGTGAAGAAGCGAGAATCATGGAAGAACTCGCCCACGACAGGGACATACCCAAAGCATTCCAACGCTATCAATCCATCCAAGCCGTTGAATCCAACGCCTCCGAATCGTCAGCTCATGAACTGGCAAAGGACTTTCTCGTCAACATGAACGAGGTCCGGGAAGGCAGACGCAAGGACCAAATCTACCCGACCTTTATCCGACCGCTTGACAACATCTGCACCGGGTTCAAGCCGTCCGAGTTCATCCTCGTAGGCGGTCGTCCTGCAATGGGCAAGACGCTACTTGCTCTCCAAATAGCGATGAACCAAGCCATGGCCGAAATCCCCGTCGTGTTCTTCACGATGGAGATGTCCGCTGATCAACTGACCCAGCGGATGCTTTCCAACCTTGGAACCATGGACGGGTCTGCATTCCTCAAGCCCGACGAGCGAATCACCACCGAGCAGTACCTGACCTTGGCACAAAAGGCCGACCAACTGAAAGGGAAGCCTCTCTACATCGTGGACCTGCACCAAGCAAACCTCGACCGAATCGAGGGCGAAATTGCTAAACTCAAGGCCAAGTTCGGAATCGTTGGCTTTTACCTCGACTACCTTCAACTCGTGGAACCCACAAAAATCGACAAGCCCAAGCCAAAAATCGAGCAAATGACCAACATTAGCAAGCAACTCAAAGCAATCTGCAAACGCCAAAAGGTATTCGGGGTCGTGGTTTCTTCGCTCTCAAGGGCAACCGAGGGCAGGGCCGACCATCGGCCCATCATGTCCGACCTACGGGAAACCGGGCAACTGGAGTTCGATGCCGACAAAATCGCTTTTGTTTATAGGCCCTACGAACACGATAAGAATGCCGAGCAGGACCTGATGGAAGTCATCTTCCGAAAGAACAGGAACGGCAGCCTTGGCATCGCCCAAGTCCAATGCCAACTACCTTACACCAAAGCCAACGAATATCCGCTATGACCCCCGAATACACCCTGCAAGCCGCCTGCGTCAAGTTGTTCAAACTCCTAAAGCCCCACGAAGAAGGGCGGTTGTTCCTCAACCTCAACAACCCCCGAAGCCGAACCAACGGTCATTTTCTCAAAGGCATCGGCCTGACCGCTGGGGTTGCAGACATGACCTACCTCTCCGACAAAGGAGCCATCTTCTTAGAGTTCAAGGCCAATAAGGGCAAGCAGTCCCTCTCGCAGAAGTGGTGGCAGGGAGTCGTTCAAGAGGCAGGGTACAGGTACGAGGTAATCCGAAGCATTGAGGATTTTCAAAAAGTAATTACAACCAATTAAACCAAACAAATAAACCCCCAAAACATGAGAAAATTAATTTTAGAACACAACGGCCTTTGCATCATTAACGCAACGCTGGAGCATACAGGCTATCAAGGAGGCGATGCAGGACACGGAGGATATGTGGCTATGACCTTTCAAGATATGGGGTCAACATCAATGGAATGCTATGTGAATGACGACACATCAAGGGTTGAGCCAGTAGAAAAGATTGAAATCGTTTTCCGAGGCGACGACGAAAGGGATGGCTTGATTAAGATACTCAAGGCCTTCGTGAAAGAATTGGAGGAAAACCGTACCTGTTAGGTCGCAAGTGTGGAATAGATGTGTAGATTTGCCTATACGCAATCGGGCACAATGAATGAGAAATCGGTCAATAAGCACCCTTATCGCATATAATGAATGATGAATCCGTCAGCCTACACGCTGACCAAACCTCCCCCAGCGTCAGCCTATAAACTGACCAACCAAACCCCAACCCGATGAATATACCAATTAAAGAAGATGAAATAATCCTCACTCCCGAACAACAAGAAAGAATGTATTGGGCGCAAATTAAGTACGACTCGCACAAGTGGATAGAGTACCATAAGGGGTACTATAAGTGCGAATTTTGCGATTTAATCCATACATCGGTGCTTAGTTCTGAGAACGTAAACATCTGCAAAAAAAATCCAAATTTGTTTCCAACGGATAATCAAACCCCAACCCCATGAAAACCACACCTATCGACTTCCGACGCTGGCAACTGCATATCCGTAAGGAGTGCGTCAACTGCAACCGCCCCGACAAATCCGAAACCATCAAGCCTTGGTCCGTCAACTGGACCCTGCTCGGTCGTATCCTTCAAGCCAAAAACGCCTGACCATGGAATGGATTAAATGCTTGGATAGGATGCCGACACCTTACGAGCCTGTCCTGATTTTCACGACCGACATGAACCAAGCCTACGCATGGCTCGGAGATGGCCGTTGGTACTACGAGCATCAAACGTGGTTCCTAATCGAAGTCAGCCACTGGATGCCTCTACCCCCAAACCCTTTCTAATGAAGTACGGTTCAGTTTGCTCCGGCATTGAGGCAGCCTCAGTTGCTTGGCACGACCTCGGATGGGAGCCACAATGGTTCTCCGAAATTGAGCAATTTCCTTCCGAAGTCTTAAAGTATCGTTTTCCCCATGTCCCAAACCTTGGCGACATGACAACCATTAACCAAAACCCAATCGCAGATGAACGACCAATTGACCTTCTCGTGGGGGGAACCCCATGTCAATCATTCTCCGTCGCAGGACTTCGCAAAGGTCTTGCTGACCCAAGAGGGAACCTCATGCTTACTTTTCTTTCAATCGCTGATAAATTCCGTCCCAAGTGGGTCGTGTGGGAAAATGTCCCCGGTGTTTTGTCGAGTAACGGAGGAAAAGATTTTGGTACCTTCCTTGGGGCGTTGGGGGAACTCGGCTATGGGTTCGCCTACAGAGTTCTTGACGCTCAACACTTCGGAGTGGCACAAAGACGCAGAAGAGTGTTTGTTGTCGGATGTCTTGGAGATTGGAGAGTTGCCGCAGCGGTTCTATTTGAGCGAGAAAGCCTGCAAGGGAATATTAAGCCGAGCAGAAAAAAGAGGGAAGAAGTTACCGCCAATGCTGAAGGAAGCGTTGGAGAGGCAGGCGATGTGAGTTGCGTAGGAGGCAATATAAGCCCGACCGTTACAAGCAAATGGATGAAGGGATATGGAGGCCCAAGTGGTTCAAACGAAACGGGAAATATGGTTTATGCTCCAACCGTCATTGACCGAGCAGCATTCAATCAAGGCGAGAACGCACAATACGAGCCGAGGATTGAAGAAGGAGAAACGATGTCATCGTTGGTTGCGAAAGGGCCACACGCAGTTGCCCAACCGATAGCCTTTGAGCCGGGTAAGATGCAAAGGCTTGGGTATGGGTATTCGGATAATGGGACATCACCAACATTGAGGTCAGAGCCGGGAGATAATCGATTAGCCGTTGCCCAACCGATAGCCGTGGATGTTTACAATCAATCCATTGATGGGCAAACGAGTGCGACAATCACCGAAGCGGTTGGAGGAACAAATACTTCGGGGCCAAAAGTTATGCAACCGATGGCGTTTGACTGGCAATCAGGTGGTGATATGAGGGGAATGAACCTGCAAGAAAAGACGCAGTTGCAACGATGTCAAACCCCTGCGGTTATGCACTCAATGGCTATCCGAAGGTTGACCCCCAAGGAGTGTGAACGCTTACAAGGATTCCCCGATGATTGGACAAAGATTCCATACCGAAACAAGGAAGCCGACCAATGCCCCGATGGGCCAAGGTACAAGGCTTGCGGTAACTCAATGGCCGTCCCGGTGATGCGGTGGATAGGGGAGAGAATAAACTTAATCGAATCAATGCTTTAACTATGGACCTAATCACACGAACTATCCTCGGCTATACCGCAGAGGTCGTCGGAGTCAACCCGGACGACATATTGAGCGAAGTCAAGACCCAAGAACTGGTCCTTGCTCGCAGCATTTTCGCAGACATCGCCTACTCGGAGTACCTCTACACCTACTGCCAAATCGGGCGAATCATCAAGAGGAACCACGCAACGGTCATGCACAACCTCGAAATCCTTGCGATAAACATGAGAGCAAGGCCCGACATCAAATTTCTTCGTACACAAGTTTTAAACAGGACACGGGATTTTTTGCAACATTAGCGAGAACCCCCTCCATCTTTGCGTGAGTGTACGCAGAGAGCATCGTCCTTGACCTTTATCGAAGCGGAGAAATCCGCA